GTCGCAAGTATGACGATAAGCGCGGTCGACATTAGATGAGCTCGTAGACCGCCCAAGCGACGATCCGGTCATTAACTGCCCAGCCGAAAGGGATCGTCGAGGAGAGCGCGGTTCCGTTGACGTAGGTTCCGGAGGAGTTCATCGCTCGGATCTGCCAGTTAGCTCCGCCGAATCGCATCGTCAGAGGATGATCGGACGAAGCGGAGTCGTCGAATGCTATAGCCACTCCGGGAAGGGACGTCGACGGACTGCTCGTCCCGGTGGGTCGAGCGAAAGTGACCGGTCCCGTAACCGATGTCGTCGATCCAAATATCACCTCGAAGCGGACGAAGATGATCTTCCCGATGATCCGAGTGTAGGAAGTCGCGGATCCGTTGCCGACGGTGATTCCTCCGGGAGTGAAGCTCGCCGATGTCCAAGCTCCGAAGAACGCGTCGACGCCGGTCGCGACGTCTCCGATCTGGTCGTAGCCGAGGGAGACGAGCGCGCTCGAATCTGGGTAGGGGAGATTTAGGTTCGTGGTGTTGGGCATTGTGTGATCCTTTAAGTGATTTCAGAGATGAGAGCTTCCGCCCAAGTGAGCGTCGCCGGAACTTGGTTCCATCTTCTCAGAGCTGGGACTTGAGCGTAGGTCTGGGGCGTGCTGGTGTAGTTCGCGTCTGAGATGGTGAGCTCGAAGAGGACGTCGGATCCGTCGTAACGGGCGACGACTTTCTCGATCCATGCTTTCTCCATTCCGTCGAAGTCTGGAGTCGTAAGAGCTGAGACGTCGACGATCTGATTCGGCATCCATAACGGGTTCCCGTAGAGGCTCCATGAGGTGATAATGCGCATGATCGGCGCGCGTCTCATGGACTGCTCAGCTAGTCGGGAAGCTGCGAGAGTGGAGACTCCTTGGTAGTCGATGACTGCTTCGAGGCTGGTGGATCGGTAGCCGATCGCGTCCGCGGCGGCTTGATCGGTGATCGTGTTTGACCATCCTTGCGCGGTGTTTGAGACGGTCGACTGGGTGACTGCGTCTGAGATGTTTCTCGAGTACTGGATGACGTCGATGATGTTGTCATCGGTGAAAGTCGCATAGGTAGCCGGGAGGGTGTTCGGTCGGTCGAAGAGGTAGACGAAGTAGCCTCCCATCTCGACGTCGTTCTTGTTCGTGGTTCCTCTCTTGCTTCCGGGAATGATCCAAGTCGTGGGGGTCCAAGCGAGAAGATCTTCGAGGAACGCTGGGACGCTCGTCACGGTCTGACCGACGACGATCGCGGCACTTGTGAGAGATCCGGTCCTTTCGTCGTAGACGCGGACGCCGGTCGCGGTCTGGATCTGGTTCGCGATCCCGTTCGTGTAGATGTATCCGGTCGGGAGGTTGCCGATGTAGCCGGTGAAGTTGAAGCCGAGAAGCTGACCAGACTTGAAGCTCATCCCGTCGACGCCGGAGAGCGTGATCGTGTCGCGGTCTCTCTGGATGTCCGTGACGTAGCACTCGATGAATGTGACTACTCCGCCGAAGTAGGTTCGCTGGATCGTGACGATGTTTCCAAGCTGGCAGAACTCGGAGAGAGTCCATGACGCGGTCGCAAGTAGTGCCTCGAGTGTTTCCCGGACGAATCGGATCTGGACCGAATAGTCGGCGACCTTTTGATTCAGGTCGTCGCGTCCGATCGTGACGCTGAAGTCTTTGACCGTCGCGCTCGTGACGGTGATCTCTAATCCGGGCGCGTCGTAGTTCGTGACTGTGACCGAAGGGTCGAAGATGAGCGTCACGCTCGACCGTACCTAGAGAGATCGTTAGCGAGGATCTGCCGGATCTGACGTCCTACCGCTACCGGGTCGAGAGCTCCGTTGACGGTGATGTTCACTCCTCCGAGACTGTTCATCCGATCGAGTGGGACGACTGCTTCTGGACCGGCTTCGCCGATCATCGCGATCGTCGGACGCGAGACGATTCCACCTTCGGCAAGTCTGGGAAGGTTGACCTCTGGGATGCTTCCGAAGTTGATCCAAGGTCCGGCGGCTTTGTCGATCCCGTCGAGAGCGATGTTGAGAGCGCGGATCGCGAGGTTAATCCCGGTCTCCATGTACCAGAGGATCGAGTTGATCGCAAACTTAAACGCGCCGGAGAGACCATCGAAGATCGAGCTCGCGACGTCTGCGATCCCTCGGAATACTGCGTTCACTCCATCTCTAAACCATTCGACTTTCTGGTATGCGAGGACGAGAGCTGCGATAAGAGCGACGATTCCGGCCACGATGAGGACGACGGGGTTCGCTGCGAGAGCTGCGTTCCAGAGCCAAGTAACGGCGGCGGCGACTTTTGTGTAGGCGTTGTAGAGCTTCATGCCGACATTTATCGCGACGACCGCAGTCGCCACTCCTGCGATCGCAAGCGCGACCGCCTTGAACGCTCCCGGGTTCTTCTGCGCCCATTCTGCGAGGGCTTGAAGCTTTGGAACGACTGCCTCGATGACGGGAAGAAGAGCTGATCCGATCGCTTCTTGAGCTTCGCCGATCCCGATCTCGAGCTTCTTGAAGCCTCCCTCCGCGCTATCGGCTGCGGCTTGCGCAGCTCCTCCGAAGCGATCCTCGAGGACTTTGAGGACTTCCTCTGAGCTTGCTCCCTTTTCGATTAGGTTCCCGAGCTGCGGATCGAGTTTCTTGAGCGCGGTGGTGTTTCCGCTCATCGCTTTAGCGAGAGTTTTCGAGACCGCTTGGAGGTCTTGTCCGGTTGCGGCTGAGACATCGAGCGCGATCCCGAGAGCGTCTTGGGCTCCGGAGACGTCGCCGGTGACGCGTGCGAGAGTGGCGAGAGCTGGACGAAGCTCATCGTCAGCGACTGCGACGCTCATTGAGGTCGCGGTGATCCATTCCTCGGTAGCTGCGATCTGTTCGTCGGTGGCGTTCGTTACCGTTCCGAGGGTCTGAGCGAGTTTCCCGGCTGCGGCTTGATCTTGTGCGGCGGCTTTCGCGAACTTAATCCCGGCGGTCGCCATTCCGGTAAGAGCTGCGGCGGCTGGAACGAAGGCTTTCTTCATGATGAAGCCGGTCTTCGCGGCTTTCCCTTCGATCTGTTTGAGATCTGCGCCTAGCTTCTGGATTCCTTTCGGCGAGTATTCGCTGATTACTGGTAAGCGGATCGCCATTTCTATTTCCTGCCTAGGTTCCTGCCGAGTTCGGCGTTGATGATTTTGATCGCGTCGTCGAGGACTTCGCTCGTCTGCTGCTCGAGTTGTCGTTGGAGAGTCGGGTCGGTGTCGTATTTGTGCCAGACGAACTTCGCGGATCCCATCGGCGCTCCGCTTTTCTTCGTGATTTGCTTAACGAAGTTTGCGGACTGCGCCGGGAAGTTTCCCTTATAAGGCTTCTTGCCGGTTCCGGTGAACTCGAGGACGTTCGCGATCGGGTTGCTCCAGATGAACGCGAACGCTCCTGCCGATTCGTATTGCGCGCCGGACATCCGATTTCGGGAACGAGCTCGACGGGTGTCGATCTTGATCGTTCCCTTCGGTACTTTTGCCCACTCGGTCGGGAGGATCTGCCGACCTCCGGGACCTCCGCGTCGCCATTTCGCTTCCATCCCGGGAGACTTGCGATCTCCGCTCAGGTACGGAGTGGACGGAAGAGCCGACGAGAGCTGCTTGAGAGACGGGTTGAAGACGCGCTTCGCGTCCTTGGTGATCTGGCGTCTCATCGTTGGGGCGACCTTATTGAGCTCCCGGAGAGCTTCCTTGATTCCGTAGATTTGCACGTTGATCGCTAGTCCGTCTGCCATTTTGAGTGTCTAGTTCTTCTCTGATCGTGATTAGCATCCGAGAATCGAGCTCCCAGAGCTGAGCCGGATCGATCCCGGTCGCGGTCGCTATTTGAGCGACGAGACGCGAGACGGATCCGGTCAGGTAGGGCGGCTCGGATGATCCTCGGCGTCGTCCGGGTCTATGAATCGACAGAGCTTGAGCCGGTCCTCGTAGTCGGCAAGGTTGAGCGACGTCGCTCCGTCGCGCGTCCTCTGCTTCCACGAGAGCCAAATAGCGTCGGCTTGCCCGATGCCGGTCTTGTCGATGAGTGAGAGCTTCGTCTTGTGAGCGAGTTCCCAAGCTTTAACGACGATCGGATCGGTGTCGATCTGGATCTCTCCTTCACCTTCATCTAGTCGGATTCTGAACATTTTCTCGGGGTCCTTCCGTTTATGGTGCTGGGGTATAGGTCGGGGTTCCGTCGATCGTGAAAGTGAGATCGAACTCGAGCGCAGAATCGGCAGCTCCGCCGAATGGAGGGAACGCTGGGATGATGTCGCCGGTGACGGTCGCGCCGGTTGAGAGCGCGAGCTCGAACGAGATCGGATCGCCAGTCGTCGCGGCAGTCACCATCGCTTCGCAGAACGAGTTCGCCTCGTCCCAGTCTTGGAAGCCGGCGATCTGGAGTTCCCAGCTCGTCGGATCTTGAACGGCTTTCGGTCCGGTGAGGACTTGGTAGACGGTCGCTGAGTTCTGCGCGTTGACTTGAGTTGAGGACGTCTGCGCCGAATAGCCGACTCCGTCGACTTCGATCGTGAGGTTCCGTCCGGTGTAGATAGTGGTCATGGATCTCTCCTAATGGTTCTGATGATGGTGAGCTCGTAGCCGGGGAGCTCTTGCCCGGATGTTTCGTAGACGGTCGGGTTCGCTCGCGCGACTTGGACCGTTTCCGATTCGATGATGGTGTCGGCAGTCGCGAGCGAGCTCTTGACTGCGTCGTAGTTGCCCGGTGGAGGGACGAGAACGGTCGCTGCGAACGTGAACTGGACGAGCGTTCCCTTAATCACCTCCATCGTCGGAGGGTCGACGATGACGGTGTTCGGGCGGAGGCTTCGGACGTCGTAGATGACGGTGAGACCGAGGTCCTCGATGTCGGCGACGAGATCGTCGAGAGCTTCATTCAGCATTAGAAGATCCCGAGCGGCGTCTGGATGCCGAGGAGCTTCATGATCTGCGCGTAGTTGCCGATCGGAGCGATCGTCGCCATCGTATCGAAGGACGCGAACGAGTCGACGGATCCTTTCTCCCGGAAGTAGCTTCCTGCGAGGATCGTCGTCCCGAGCTTGACGTCGGGTCCGGGGATCATGTTCGCGTAATCGACATAGCCGGAGGACTGACGTCGACGGAATGCCCACTCGGAAGCGGCGGTCGTGCAGACGTCGAGATAGTCGGCTTCGTCTTGGGATGGTGTCCCGATGCCGAGGAAGAGCTCGACGTCTTCCGGGGTGATCCATTCGATGTTAACGGTGAGGAGTCCGAAGACGTCCGCGAGGGCGTGATTGTGGTTCCCTTGCTGGAAGCTGACCGTCAACTCTTCTTCGTCGATCGCTGAGATCGTGTGAGTCCCGTCGAACGTGTTTCCGACTCCTTGAACGTCGATCGAGTAGCCGACGATCAGATTCGCGACGTCGGAGACGGTCAGAGTATGAAGTCCAGCAACGGCGACCGCTTCGGTAATCGTTTTCTGGAATGCCATCTCGGACCGTCTCCTACGTTCTCAGGAATCAGGCTGGGTCTACGAGTGCGACGAATGCGCCGGATTCGATGGTCGCGGTCGCGAAGTAGCCTCGATAAGCGAGCTCGACTGCGAGGATCGAGGGCTTCTGGACTGTGATTGCTCCGCGTAGGTCCTCGAACAATTCGATCCCCATCGGATTACCGATGATGAAAGTGTCCGCCGGGAGACGGTTCGACACTACGACGCGGAGTCCGAGAGCGTTGACCGCGTAGGAGCCGGGGCTCATTGTGCCGGCTGCGTTGGATGGTCCTACGACTGGGAAGATTCGATCTCCTGCGGCGTTCTTAGCTTTGCCAAGGTCCGCCCAACGCAGAGGATCTACCCAGACGGTCGTCGGGAGTTCGTCGATGACTGCGTCGATCGCGGCTGAAGCGTCGTAAAGAGCGTCGAGGATTTCGTCTCCGTCGGTCCAGTCGGTGATCTCGTCGGTCACGGATGCTGCGGTTACGAGTGCGGTCCCGGTGATCTGCTCGGTCCGCTTGCGCCAGATTCGCGCGTAGTCGTTGAGTACGAGCTGAACGGCTGCCGGGTCGCTCCAGTCGATTTCCTGTTCGGACATTAAGTGGCCGCCGGCGAGAGTCTGCTTGTCGACTTGGATCTTCGAGATGAGCATCTTCTGAGATTCGATCTCGTCAAACTCTGCCGCTTGTACGTCGACTGCGACGCTCTGCGTGACTTTGCGACGGTAGAACGTACCTCCGGCTCGTGGCATCGCGAGAAGACCGATCGAATCGATGAGCGGACGGGCGTTGCTTACCGGGTTGAAGACTTCGCCGGTCCAGATTTCCGGGATGATGCCGGGGGTGTCGGCGGTTCCTTGCTCGGCGAGAGCTGCTTGGATTCGTGGGGATACGTTGCCGGTCGCGAGAGCCGAGACGACTTCGCTTGCGGTCACTTTTGGAGCTGATGCGCTGAACGCGATCGGCTGGGTCGGGACGATCTCGGCTGGTGCTTCGATCTGGGTTACTTCGTCCACTTGTGGGACCTCCTTGGGAGTTTGGTTGGGTTGGCTTGCTGCGACCTTTTCGATCGCGGCTTGCTCGAAGGCTGGAAAAGTGACGAGGGAGAGCTCGAGCATCTCTCCTGCCTCGACCACGAGCGTCTCGACTCCGTCGATCTGTTCGTAGTTGTAGGTCGTCGGGTTCACTCCGACGGAGACCGAGAGGACTCCATCGGCGGCGAGCTGAAGCGCGGAGTCCCCTTCGGGCGTCGCGCTGATTTTGGCGGTGAATAGAAGCGCGGTCTCGGTGGAGACGAGCTCGGTCACGATGCCTCGAGGCTGGAGTGGGTCATGCTGCCATAGAAGCTTCGGTCGCGGTCCTTCGGTCAGTATTGAATTGCGACGGAAGAGGACGCGAGTTCCGTGAGATTCGGTCGCGACGGTGTCCCAAGGTAGCGCGATCCCTTGGATCTCGCGTCGAGGAGCGGAGTCTTCTTCGGCGAATGTGAGGATCGTTAGGTCGGAGACGTTGAAGTCGAGTTTCATTGAGCGTTCGCTCCTTGCTGGGTCTGTTGTTGAGCTGGGGTCGCGGCTCCGGCTGGTGAGTTCACTTTGAGACGGATGACGCGTCCGCGCGGTGTTACTTGTTCAGAGCTGAGGGTCTGCTCGATGACTGCCAGATAGGGAGCGACATCGAAGCCGAGCTGCTCCCAAGCTTGGGTCGCGTTCGAGTATGTCATCGAGGAGCCGGACGGAGCTCCGGTCAATAGTGGCGAGATGTTCGCGACGCGTGAAAGTTCGAGCGCGGAATGCTGGCGAGCTTCGGTGAGTTGAAGCTTCGACGGATCCATCGAGGATTCCTTCCAGTCGATGTTCTCTGGGAAGAACGCGATCGAGTCGGTGAGACGTTGCTCGGCGAACGTCTGCGCGGCTTCCTTGGCTTTATCACGAGAGAGCGGTTCTCCTCCGGTCTGCTTAAGCCAGCCGGCAGCGATCGGTGAAGTCGCGAATCGTGACGCGGCGCGATCTAGCTTCTCGGCAGTTTCGATCGCTCGAGCTCCGGATCGGAGGAGAGGCTCGTTCGGGGACCAGAAGAAGACGACGTCGCGACGGGCGAGCGGTGTTCCGTTGAAGCTGATCTCGGAGATCGGTCCGATCGGAGTGTTCCCGACGTAGTTCGACGCGAGGAACGAGAGCTGCTCGACGGGGAGAAGCTGGAACGATGCCGGGAAAGATCCGTTCGAGGGCGCGTAGCGTCCGGTGACGTACCAAGCGGAGAATCCGTAGAAGAGCATCTGGTCGATTGTCCATGAGAGCGTCGCGGCGAGTGTCGAGCTGGAGTCGGGTCGGCTCATCCAAGGCTCCGGAGGGATCGGGATCTCGACCAAGTCTTCCCCGTCCCATTGGGTCCCGAATTGGCGGATCGAGAGCGTCGCGGCGTATGCGGCGAAGAGATCGCGCGCGCGTGAGATCGTAGGGATCGCCATAGCCCTCTCCCGTCCGATACTGACCCCGAAGCTAGTTCCGGGGGAGAGGACCATTTGACCGCTAATCGCTGGATCGGCGGCGGCGAGCTTGGATGACTTGGTGGGGATTAGTCGCATCTCTTCCGAGTATGCGTCGCGAGAAGATCCGATTACTAGGACCGCTACGGAGATAGAGAGATCACTATCCGAAGACGATCTCGGGAGCTTGCTTCCATTTTGCCCGGGATGCGATCGCGGCAGCCGCGACCGCGCATCGTGCGAGCTCGATCGGACCGGGTGATCGTTGAGAGCTGAGAACGGTCGTCCCTTGGGTTCGGACTGCGACTGCTCGATTCATGTGTTCGGCGAGAGCTTGCTCTCCGGTATGAGCGAGACGTCCTTCGGAGATCATCGCTTTCACGAGTGGCGTCCATCGTTGAAGCTCGCCATATCCGAAGAGCGTCTTCCGTCGCGAGTATTCGAGTGGGAAGTGGGCGTCGAGTGTTGGAGTGACTGCGATCGTGAAACTTTTCCCTGCGCCGACGCGATCGAGCTCGGTCCAGAGTTCGGTCTCTGACTGGCACACGAACGCAGTCCCGACGACGGTCCGTTCGCCGAGGTCCCAAGCGAAGACGCCGACATAACGCGACTCGTCCAAGCTCGAGTCGATCGTGAGGACCGCCGGGTCGCCGAGCTGAGTGTCGGGTTCGATAGCGAGCTTCTCCCACGATCCCGGAGGGATCCATGACTGGTTAGTCGAGATCCAGAGATTCAGCGAAGCTCGAAGGAACGCGGCTCGGTTCGGTGACTCGGATTCGGCTCGGAGTGTTTCGATGTCGATCGTGTGTCCGATCGCCGGGTTCGCCCATCTCCAGAATCGTTCGTCCATCGGATCGGCTCCCGGTGGGAGGCTCCATTCGGTGAACGCGAGCCGACCGGGGTTGCCCGAGTCGATGATGCGGAGACCTTCTTCTCGCCATCGGAGGAAGAGTCGAGACGATTCCGTTCCGGCGGTGCTCCATGCTGAGAGGAGCGGAGATTTCCGAGCGCGTTGAGCTGGGATGAGACCTTGCTCGATGACCTCTTCCGAGACGTCCCAGACTTCGTCCACGATCACGAGATCCGGAGAGAATCCGTGACCGGCGGACGGGGTCGCAGCTCGGACGATCCACTTGGATCCGTCTGCCATTTTGAGTTCGTTCCGACCGTAGGACCATTTCGCTTCGGCTCCGAACTTCGTCTCGAGGATCGGCGCGAGATCTTGGAAGAGTGAGACCGCGAGGTCGAGCTTGTGCGCGGTCGAGATCACGAGCTGCGGCTTCCCACGTTCGAGCGCAAACTCGGTCAGCCACCATCCGAGAAGAGCCCGGATCGCGAACGTCTTCCCCGACTGACGCGAGACTGAAGTGAGATGTCGACGAACGTCGAGGACCGGATCTCCGTTCTCGTCCCGGTGGAAGCTGAGAGCGTGAGTGAGAGCGGTCTCCTGCCAAGGCATGAGCTCGACGTCGAGGATCTTTCGCGCCCACTCGACGACTCTACCTCCGAAGCTTTCCTCGCCGGCTCGAGGAGTGACCAGACGCGGAGGAACGGGACCAGACTCGGGCGGAAGCGGAACGGACGCGACCGACCTCGAACGGCTTCGACCGACCTTGGGGGATACGAAGCTGGA